TAGGCGTTGTTGGCACATGGTCTACTTGGGTTACTCGTACTTTAGTTACTGTTGATAAAACTACGGCAGTGATGAGTGAGAAAGTAACCAGTAATCATGCAATGTTAACTGTAATACTGAAAAATCTTTCCTTAGAAAGGGTACAATATGTCAACGTCAGGGATTAGAAACTTTGATCTTAGTATCGCAGAGATAATAGAAGAAGCGTATGAACGGTGCGGATTAGAAGTTAGAACGGGATACGATGCAGAGACAGCTAGAAGATCTCTTAACTTAATGTTTGCTGATTGGTCAAACAGAGGGGTTAATCTCTGGACAGTACGTTCTGCTACTCAAGCTTTGACACAAGGTACTTCGGCTTACACTTTAAACAAGCACACTGTTGACATATTACAGATAGTTCTTAACAGAGATGGTACGGACTACGAGATGGATCAGATCAGTAGGGCTAACTACGCTACTATTCCAGATAAGACCACGCAAGGAAGACCTAGCCAGTATTACTTTGAGAGAAAGATTTCTCCTATTATAAATGTTTGGGCTACTCCAGAGAACTCAACGGATACCTTGACGTATTACTACATACAACAAATGGAAGATGCGGATTATTTGTACAACAACGTGGAAGCTCCACTACGTTTTTATCCTTGTATGGTAGCTGGTCTTGCATATTATATGGCTATGAAACGAGCACCAGATAGATTACAAATATTAAAAGCAGTTTACGAAGAAGAATTTGCTAGAGCTTCTGACATGGATCAAGACTTCTTAGATCTTGCTCTGAGACCCAGTGGTAGTTATCTGAGGGCAAACTAATGGCATACGCAAGTGGTAAAAAAGCTTGGGGTATTTCGGACAGGTCTGGTTGGAGATACCGTTTAAACACTATGCGGGTAGAATGGACAGGCGCGAAGGTTGGACCAGATGAGTGGGAAGCAAAACAGCCTCAACTAACACCTCCTCCTGTATCTCCAGACCCTCAAGCACTAAGAGATCCTAGACCGCAATCGAATCTAGCGGCAGAAAGAGTTATACAATATGGGTGGAATCCTGTAGGTATGGCAAGTAATGATGGGTTAACTCCTAACGATCTCCCTGGGTCGGGAGAGATAGGAACTGTAACGGTGGTGATAACATGAGTTTTACATATGCAGAATTAAAGACAGCAATACAACAATATGCAGATAACACGGAGACGACCTTTGTTTCAAATCTTCCTACTTTCATTAAAGCAGTAGAAGAAAGACTTTTAAAATCAGTAGACCTTACGGACTTTAGGAAAAATGCTACAGGTTCTGCTTTTGCTAATGATCAATATCTACCAGTACCCACTGATTATCTTGCTTCATTTAGTTTATCGGCTAAATTTGATGGCACAATATCGGGTGTATCTATTACTCCTAAGACATTTTTATTGCAAAAGGATGTAAACTTTATCCAGACGTACACGCCAGCACCACAAGATACGACACCTTCTTTGTTACAAGTAGGAAGACCTTTATACTATGCGTATTTTGATAAAGATAACTTCATACTTGCACCTGTACCTGATGACAAATACGAGATGGAGTTGCATTATTTCTACAGGCCGCAAAGCTTGACAGCGGTTGGGGATAATGGAACAACATGGTTAAGTGAGAATGCTCCAAACGCGATGCTGTTTGGAAGTTTAGTGGAGGCTAATTTATATATGAAGGGGGAATCAGATCTAATGCAGATGTATGAAGGAAGATATCAAGAGTCTTTGGCTAGGTTAAAAGACTACGCCGAGGCTAGAGAAAATTCAGACGCTTATCGAAGAGGGCTACCCGAAAGACGTAGGTCATGAAGATAGCTATAGTTGGATTGGGTGGGAGCTATTCCGATTACATAGCCGCTAAAATACGTTCAGAACCTTTTGATGAGGTCTGGGGTATTAACTGTGTGGGCGGTATTATTCATGTGGATAAAACTATAATGATGGACCCAGTGTCTAGGTTTTTGGATTCAGAGGATGCGGGATCACAGACAGGGGTAGCGAGAGACTTTTTAGCAAAGAATACTAAGCCTATTATTACTTGTGAGATGGATGATCGGGTAAAACATCTAGAACTTTACCCTCTTGAAGAAGTTATTAAAGAACTTAACATTTGTTATTTTAACAACACCGTTCCTTATGCAATTGCGTATGCGATATACTATGGGGCAAAAGAACTTTGTTTATATGGCTTAGATTACACATACAAGAATGTAAGTATGGCAGAAGCAGGAAGAGCTTGCACAGAGTTTTGGTGTGCTATTGCTACCACTCGAGGCATAAAGATAGAGGTTGCACATAGCTCTGGGCTTTTAGATACGAATGTGCCGGAGAACGAAAAGCTTTATGGGTATCACAGATTGGATGATCCTTTAGTGCAGTCACATAAGTCGGGGGGCCTATTGATAACCAGGCAGTCTAAGGTGGAGCCACCAGAGCCGTTGGATCAAGACCCAATAATCTTTGGGAGACACGATCATAAGTACATGAATGGGGGAGAAGAAAAGAATGTCTAGCGTAAGTGGGGGATTAATAACAGGTTTTGCTACGGTAGTTTCATCAGACAATGGTGGGCTAAGTAACGATCAAATTTCTGATATGGCAACAAATAAAATTGTTGCTGTGTCCGAAACAGCACCGGAACCAATTAGGCAACAAGCGCAAGCTTTTTCAGAAAATGTACGAAATGTCGTGCATTATCATATTGAGTTGGCTAGACGTGAAGAACGTGCTACTATATGTCATAATCTAAGAAAGGCTGGTCACCCCGATCTAGCCGATACTGTAAGGAGAATATAAAATGGCAATCACACAAGCAATGTGCACATCATTTAAAAAAGAATTGATGACCGCTACACATAACTTTGCTACTAACGGAAACGCTTTTAAACTGGCATTATATGCTATTGGCAGTGGCGGTAAGTCGAGTACAACTGCAACATTAGGAGCCGCATCCACGGTGTATGTAACAACTGGAGAAGTAGCTTCAAGTGGAACATATGTTACTGGAGGATTAGCTTTAACCAAAGTTGCACCGACCTCTTCTGGAACAACGGCGTTCACTGACTTTGGGGATCGAAGTTTTACAACTGCTTCTATCACAGCAAGAGGTGCTTTGATATACAATGACACTAACGGCAATAAGGCAGTAGCTGTTCTTGACTTTGGATCTAACAAGACATCTACATCAGGTACATTTACTGTTCAGTTTCCAACGGCAGATGCTTCTAACGCTATAATCCGTATCGCTTAAAGGAGTAACATCCTTTGGCTAATATAGGTTGGGGTGAAAGCACTTGGGGTAATAATCGTTGGGGCGGTCAACTTGATGTTGCCGTTTCCCCAACAGGTGTTGCCGCAACTTCGGCACTGGGAACAGTAGCCGCTTCTTCTATATTTATTATTGAAGTAACAGGTGTTGCCGCGACTTCTGCGGTAGGTTCCGTTTTAGCTAAAATACCTATAACAGCCGTAGTAACAGGTGTTGAAGGATCCATGCCTTTTGGTGGCTGGGGTGAAGATGGTTTTGGAAGTACTAATTGGGGTGGTATAGTTGCACAAGGGTTACCTATTGGCGGTGGGTTAGTAGCGGGTCAAGTAGGAACTGGTGCAGTAGGCACAGTAGCAGTCGTTGCAGAAGGGCGTAGTATAGAGTCGGGCGTAGTAGCGACTTCTGCGCTAGGTACTGTTCTTGCTGGTGCTGGTGCAATAGTTACTGAAACGGGAATGGTTGGTTCTATAGGACTAGGGGACGAGTCCGTTGTAGGTACAGCACTTGTAACACCTTCAGGAGTTTCTTCGACAGTCAGTATTAGTGGCTATTCTGCCACAACGATTACAAAAACAGTGACTGTTCAATCCGTAAGTTCAGCGAATAAATATTTTATTGATGGTGTGCAACAACAAACACAAGAGTTGTTTGAGCGAAACACTTACAGGTTTGATCAGTCAGACTCTTCTAATTCAGGTCATCCTCTTAGATTTTCCACTACGTCCAATGGATCACACGGCGGAGGATCGGAGTATACCACTGGAGTAACGGTGAATGGAACTCCTGGTCAAGCGGGTGCGTATACAGAGATAACTGTACCAGAGTTTGCTCCAACTTTATATTACTATTGTACAAACCATAGTGGCATGGGTGGAACAGCGAATACACCTTTTGTGTATAACATACTACCTACTACAGGTGCTCCCGTTACAAATGTCCCTGCTATGACTTCGGCTCTTGGAACAGTAACGACAGAACACACATCAATAATATCGCCAACGGGGGTTTCTGGAACTTCTGCATTAGGCACTATAGACATACAAGCATCTTGTGTGTTAACATTAATAGGAGTTACAGGCACTGGGTTTATTGGAGAAGAAAACGTATGGGGTAAAATAGTCCCCTCCTCAACAACACCTGATTGGACCGAAATAGCGGCATAAGGAACACACAATGGCAAGCACATATGTAAATAACCTCAGACTTAACGAGATGGCTACTGGCGATCAATCGGGAACATGGGGCACAACAACAAACACAAACTTAGAATTAATTGGGCAAGCTTTCGGTTGGGGGACACGAGCAATTGCTAACGCCTCAACAGATAATATAACCATAGCTGATGGTGCCTCGGACGCAGATCGGAGCATGGCTCTTAAACTTACTGGTGGTGGTCAAGCCTGTACAGTAACAATTTTACCTAATACATCTTCTAAAGTTTGGATTATGGAAAACGCAACGGCGGCTACTTTAACTTTCACACAAGGAAGTGGTGCTAATGTTGCTATCCTAGCGGGTGAAACAAAAATGATTGCGACTGACGGACTGGGTTCTGGTGCCGTGGTCTACGATGTTTTAACAGATCTTAATTTAGCGGGTACAACTAAAGCTGCGGCTTTGACGGTTGCGGGGGTTGGTACATTCGCTTCATTAGACATATCTGGAGACGTAGATGTAGACGGTACTGCAAACTTAGATATCGTAGATATTGATGGTGCAGTAGATATGGCTAGTACATTAACAGTAGCTGGAGTTTTAACTGGTGCATCTTTAGATATTTCTGGAGATATAGACATTGATGGCACTACAAACTTAGATGTTGTTGACATTGATGGTGCAGTAGATATGGCTTCAACTCTTCAAGTTGATGGTGTAGCAACCTTTACTGGTAGAGATATTCATAGTGGTGGTATTACTATTGCTAATGCTGGACAAATTGGTTCTGTTGGAGATGCAGATGCAATCGCTATTGCAAGTGATGGTGTAGTAACACTTACACAAAAACTAGTAGGTACAGAATTAGATATATCTGGCAACGTAGATGTAGACGGTACAACAAATCTTGATGTAGTAGACATTGACGGTGCAGTAGACATGGCATCAACACTCACAGTAGCTGGAGTTTTAACTGGAGCTTCATTAGATATATCTGGAGACGTGGATGTAGACGGAACACTAGAAGCAGACGCAATTACACTTAACGGAACTGCTCTAGGCTCTCTTTACAGCCCAATAGCTGGTAGCGGTAGTATTGTTACTACAGGCGCACTGAACTCAGGATCAATTACTAGTGGCTTCGGTACTATAAACAACGGCTCTTCAACAATTACAACAACAGGTACAGTTGCTACAGGTGCGATTACGGCTGGTGGTGATATTACCAGAGGTGGTTCTGTTTATAAAGACGGATCAATAACAGACACAGGTACTTTTACTGTTGATGTAGCTGGAGACATTATCCTTGATGCTGACGGTACGGCTATTATGTTTAAAGACGCTGGCACTGAATTTGGACGTATCTTTAATTCTTCATCAGATCTTGTTATTAAATCAATAGTCTCTGACAAAGACATGATTTTCCAAGGTAATGACGGTGGTTCAGGTATTACTGCTCTTACTCTTGATATGTCAGCGGCTGGAGCTGCAACATTCAATAACGATGTGACAGCTTTCTCTGATGAACGACTAAAATCTAACATAACCACAATCCCTGATGCCCTATCCAAAGTAAGTGAGATGCGAGGCGTACATTATGTGCGTAATGAAACAGGTAAAGATTCATCAGGTGTTATTGCACAAGAGATGCAGAAAGTTGCACCAGAACTTGTACTCACCGCAGAAGATGAAATGGGTACACTCAGTGTAAACTACGGTAATATTACTGGTTATCTAATTGAAGCAATTAAAG